AGATTTGAATCTATGACTGATTTAGCAAAACGCGGCGTCGCCTGTAAGGGCTGGCGGTGGATGCCGGGGATGCTTGCGATTCATCCAGACTGGCGAGGTTTCCGGGTGTCTCACGTCGGATTGACGGGGATGCACGGGGTCTGCCGGTATCCGTCTCCGATGGGTGGCGTGGAGCGGGCCGTAGTGGCGCTGCCGGTGCCTACCTCCTCTGACGTGCTCCCCGACCTTACCGACCCCGCAACCGTTGGCTGTCTGCTGGCGCTGGTGCGGGAGGCTTTAGGCATCCCCTACCTCTGCACATCCGTTTCGCCCGAAGGGCGGTGGTGGGTAGACGGCTACTCGCTTCACGACACCGAGGCAGAAGCCCTTGTGGCTGCGCTGGAGGCTGCGCCATGAACATCATTGGTCTTGGAAAGGCAGGATGTGCAATTGCTGATTGTTTCGCTAAATACCCGCAATACAAAATCCATAAAATAGATGTTGACATTCAAGGCGAGGGTTGCTATAGTATTAAAAGACAGCGAGGCCCAGAAGACTATGAGAGAGAAACACCAGACTTTTCAAACTTCTTTGGAGACATTGAAGGGCAAACTATTTTTGTGGTGGGTGGCTCTGGCAATATCTCTGCCATGTCTTTGAGAATCCTTGAGCAGATCAAAGATAAGTGCGAAATTGATGTTCTTTATATCCGACCTGATATTGAGTTGCTGGCTGGCAGTAAGCGACTTCATGAAAAGGTCACATACAATGTTTTTCAGCATTATGCCCGTTCCGGTGCAATCAACAGGGTTTACCTTGTGTCGAATCCCATGGTTGAAGATACTATGGGCTCTGTTCCTGTTATCGGGTATTATGATGCTATCAACGGTTTCATCACCTCCGCAATCCATATGATTAATGTTTTTAATAATTCTGAACCAGTGATGGGTTCTATGGATGCGCCAGCAGATTCGCGTCGTATTTGTACGCTTGGAATCTATGATATGAAAGAAGGTGAAGAAAAGATGTTTTTTCCCCTTGACAGCATAAGAGAAATGAGATATATTTATGCTGTGAGTGAGACAGTTTTGCGAGAAGATGGTGGTCTTCATAAGAAGATTGTTACGCAAATAAAGGGTAAAGCAACGGAAGAAATTAAAGATGTTTCTTTCGCGGTTTATCCTACAAAATATGACTCGGACTATGGTTATCTTCTGGCTTATAGTCCAATGATACAAGAATAGTAGAACGGAAAATTAGCCGTTCTAACTTTAACCCAACATAGGAGAAATGAAAATGGGTATTGACCTTAGCAAGATGCGTGCCAAACTTGAGGCACTTGAGAATCGTGGACAAAAGAAGGAATCTGCTTTCTGGAAGCCACAGGATGGTGAGCAGACTATTCGTATTGTTCCAACTCCTGACGGCGACCCTTTTAAGGAGTATTGGTTCCATTATAACCTCGGAAAGAATCCGGGTTTCCTTTCGCCGAAGCGTAACTTCGGTATTGATGACCCTCTAAATGACTTTGTTCGTCAGTTGTTTAACGAGGGTACTGATGACGCAATTAAGATGGCAAAGAATCTTATGGCTCGTCAGCGTTTCTTCGCACCTGTCCTTGTTCGTGGAGAAGAGGATAAGGGTGTTCGAATTTGGGGCTTCGGTAAGATGGCCTATCAAGAACTTCTAAACCTTGTTCTTAATCCAGAGTATGGTGACATTACTGATGTTGAGACTGGTACTGACCTTGTTCTCAAGTATGGTAAGCCACCCGGTGCTTCGTTCCCACAAACGTCGCTTACCCCTCGACGTCGGACTTCGCCGCTTTGCGACGATGCAGTCGGCGGTCCCGAGAAGTGTGCGGAACTTCTAAATAGTATTCCAGACTTTGACGACCTCTTCCCACGTAAGACGCCAGAAGAGATTCAAGTTATGCTTGATGAGTGGCTTTCTGGCGAAGAAGAGCAAGGTTCTGATGATGTTGTCAAGTACGACAACAGTGGCTCAACCTCAAGTGTTGATGCTGCTTTTAACGAGTTAATGAACGCATAAGGAGAAAATAATTAATGTCATTCAATAACTATATTAGCGATAACCGCTATTTCTACGGTGTCTTCGGGTTTTCACTACTCGCCTTTGTCTTGTTCTTCGGTTCAACGGGACCAGAAGTTGAGACAGTTGATGTAGTCATTCCTGATTTGAGCCAAACCACTTCTGATGATGCTCCTGTTGGTATTACCGCAGAGAAGATTATCCCTCATACAGAGGATGACGCAGAGGAAGTGGATGTGACAGCAGAGACTCCTAACGGGTAAGTTCCCCCAAACCACAGGGAGGCATGGGTTTACAGATGCCTCAAACTTTTTTACAGGGGTAAATAATGAGTGTAGCAGAGCGCCTTGAGGCTTTGAATCTTAGTGATGATACAAATTTGACTTTTACTTATGAGGACGGTTGCGGCGTCCATCATTATACTGATGACTTCATTGAGGAGGCAATGAGGGAGACTGGGATTGTTTATACACTATCCGAGGCAATCACAACAGGACCACTTTACCGTCATGGTAATGAAGTCTTGCAAGAAATGCGAGACAACGGACTACTAGATGATTATCCTCGTGATGGTTCTGGATTCCAAGATTATGTGACAGAGGTGATTGCTAATAACTATTGGGAGTATGATTGGATTCCTCATACGACCAACCGTTATGACTATAAGCGCGGTCACACCACCTTTACCTTGGAGTTTAATGTTCCATACGCACATTTCAAGGAAGACCCAGAAGCAGCCCTTGATGCTTTCCATGGATGGACCGTATCTGTTTCGACAGACAATGGTACATTGGTTTTGGACTGATAAATGGCCAAGACCACAAAAGCAGGTAAACTTTCCATCGCAGATATGCGAAAGCTTATCAATAAAAAGGCTGGTCAATCTGTAGCCCACGACCTTGACAAAGATAACCCCACAGAGGTAACCGAATGGATTCCTACTGGTTCAAGGTGGCTAAACTCTGTCATTTGTCGTGGCAAGTATGCCGGTATTCCTATTGGGAAGGTAACGGAGATTGCGGGCTTATCATCGGCTGGTAAATCTTATATGGCAGCCCAAATCGCTGGTAATGCCCAGAAGATGGGAATAGATGTTATCTATTTCGACTCTGAGTCCGCAATCGACCCTGACTTTCTAAGGAATGCTGGTTGCGATGTAGAGAACCTTCTATATATTCAAGCAAAGTCTGTTGAGTTTGTTTTTGAAACTATGGAAGAACTTCTCGCATCAAATGAGAATAGGATGTTGTTTATTTGGGACTCGTTGGCTATGACACCAGCAGAGACCGACATTGAAGGAGATTATAACCCACTTTCAAGTATGGCCGTTGTGCCTCGTATTTTGAGCAAGGGTTTTAAGAAACTTACTGTCCCAATTGCCAACTCTCAATCTACTCTTCTAATCCTAAACCAGTTGAAGACTAACATTACAAATAACATTGCTGAAGCAAGGCTTGAACCTTACTTCACGCCGGGTGGTAAGGCTCCTATCTACGCTTACTCACTTCGTGTTTGGCTTACCGCAAGAAAAGGCAAGGCAAGTTATATTTATGATGATAAGGGCTTCAAGATTGGTACAGAAGTGAAGGCAAAGATTAAGAAGTCTCGCTTTGGCTCCGATGGTCGCGAATGTACTTTCAAGATTATTTGGGCTGGTGATGATGTCAAGATCCAAGATGAAGAGTCTTGGTTTGAAGCCATCAAGTCTTCGCCTCACCTTACCAATGCCGGTGCTTGGTTCACGCTCAAGCATAAGGATGGTTCGGAGGACAAGTTCCAGTCCAAGTCTTGGATTGAAAAACTTCAAGACGAAAAGTTTAGAAATCGTGTTTTTGAACTAATGGAAGAAGAAGTTATTCTCCGATTTGAGAAGCGGGCTGCTGATGCCAAGGACTTCTATGACATCGACGGCGAAGAGTAGATAAAATAAACCTTGACAGCCTGCCCTCAACATGGTATATTTATCATGTTGAGGGCTTTTGCTTTGGGGGAAAGATGAGTAAAAAGAGACTATTAGTAGTGGATGCGCTGAACGCCTTTATTCGGTCATATATAGTCAATCCCAGTATTTCTACAAATGGAAATCCTATTGGCGGCACAGTTGGTTTCTTGAACTCTTTAAAGAAACTTATGCGAGAAGCAAAGCCAGACCAAGTTATTATTTGCTGGGATGGTGCTGGCGGTTCACAGAAGCGTCGTCAGACCGTCAAGGAGTACAAGCAAGGGCGCAAGCCACTTCGCAAGAACTACAAGGTCGAGGGCATGTCAGTCCAGTCTGAAAAAGAAAACATGGTCTGGCAACAGCGTATCCTTATGGAAATGCTAAATGAAATGCCTATTATTCAACTTATGCTTGATAAGGTAGAAGCAGACGACATTATCTCTGCTGTCGTAGCAAACCCAAGGTACAAGGGTTGGCAAAAGGTTATTGTCTCGTCAGACAAGGACTTCTTACAACTTCTTGACGAAGAAACGGTTCTTTACCGTCCTATTCAAAAGCGTGCTTGGACAAAGAAGACAGTTATCGAAGAGTACGGTATTACGCCAGAAAACTTTGTTCTTGCTCGTGCTATCGCAGGTGACAAGTCAGATAATCTTGTTGGTGTGCGTGGGGCTGGTCTTCCAACCATTTCTAAGCGCCTTTCCTTTCTAAATGAAAACAAGTTACATACGCTACAAGATATTTATGATTACTGTTCCGAATCGGATAGTAAGGTCAAGTTCTACTCAAATGTAGTAGAGAATTGGGATTTGGTTGAGACAAACTATAAGGTAATGAATCTTACTCCACCCAGCATTTCTGTTCAAGGTCGTCAACAAATTAATTGGGCACTTGACAACTTTGAGTTTGAATTAAACGCAACAGAATTGAAGCGTCACTCTGTTCAGCACGGTTTCGGTTCTTATGATTGGTCCGAGTTTATGGCCATGTTGCGAGGTCAAGTAGAGAAGAATAAACAAACTGCTTGACTTCTATAACCAGAAAGGTTATAATCTAAAACCAATGGGGGGATAAGTTGGTGGAACAAGAAGCACCAAGTTTTAGTAAGTATGGCAAGGACTTTCAAGAATCACTTTGTCAAATGATTCTGCAAGACCGTCCTTTTGCGGACCAGATTATGGAAGTTCTTGATATTAACTTTCTTGAACTCCATTATCTTCGCGTCTTCGTAAAGAAGATTTTTGATTATCGTGAAAAGTATGACGTTCATCCGACATACAAGACGATGATTTCTATTGTACGAGCAGACATTGAAGGCGAGAACGCTGCGACACAGCAGCAACTTCGTAACTACTTTGCTCGTATTCACAACACACAAGTAAGCGGTGCCGAATATGTAAAGTCGATTGCTTTGGATTTTTGCAGGAAACAGAAGCTTAAAGAAGCAATGATCAAGTCTGTTTCACTTCTGCAAAAGTCTTCATTTGATGAGATTGCAAAAATCATCAATGATGCAATTAAGTTGGGCGATGTTACTGATTTTGGATATGACTATCTCAAAGACTTTGAGAAGCGTTTTGAAATTAAAGCAAGAAACCCAACAACCACGGGTTGGCAAGAGATTGATCAAATCTGTCAAGGTGGTCTTGGTATAGGGGAGCTTGGGGTCATTATTGCGCCGACAGGTGCCGGTAAGTCTATGGTACTGGTTCATCTCGGAGCGCAAGCACTCAAGTTGGGCAAGACCGTGGTTTATTACAGTTTGGAACTCGGTGATGTTGTGATTGGCCAGAGGTTTGACTCTTGCCTAACAAAGATACCACTTTCTCAATTGAAAAACTTCAAAGAAGAAATCTATGAGAAAGTTCAAGATTTGGAAGGAACTCTTATTGTAAAAGAGTATCCAACTAAGTCGGCTTCAACAAGAACTCTTCGTAACCATCTAGAAAAACTTCGTATGAGAGATATCAACCCTGATATGGTTCTCATTGACTACGGAGATTTATTACGACCTATTTCTAGTAAAAATGAGAAAAGACACGAGTTAGAGTCTATTTATGAAGAGATGCGGGGATTGGCAAAAGAATTCAATTGCTGCATCTGGACTGCTTCGCAAACAAATAGGTCTGGCCTAAACGCGGAAGTCATTACAATGGAATCCATTGCAGAGGCTTTCAATAAGTGTTTCGTTTCAGATTTCATTTTTTCACTTTCTAGGACGGTAGAAGACAAACAAAATAATACAGGAAGATTTTTTGTTGCAAAGAACAGAAATGGTCCTGACGGCATTGTATTCCCTGTTTCTATGACGACAGCGAATGTTCAGATTGAAGTTATGGATCCAGCGGAAGAAGACCAAAGCACCATTTCAGCAAAAGACCAAAGTGAAGTATTGAAGCAAAAGTATAAGAAATTTAGACAATCCAAGAAGAAAGAGGACGGAGAATAAAAATGGAAATAGCATCTAAGATTTTGTCAGATATTACAGTGCATATGAAGTATGCCAAGTATAGAGGCGACGTATATCGTCGTGAGACCTATGAAGAAATTGTTGATAGAAATAGGGAAATGCACGTCAGGAAGTTCCCAGAACTAGAAGCAGAGATTTATGCTGCTTATCAGTTTGTCTATGATCGCAAGGCCCTCCCTTCTATGCGCTCAATGCAATTCGGTGGAAAGCCCATTGAGGTTGCTCCAAACCGTGTTTTTAACTGTGCTTATATGCCTATTGATGACCCTCGTGCTTTTGCCGAGGCTATGTTTCTTCTTCTTGGTGGCACTGGTGTAGGTTTCTCCGTCCAGACACATCATGTCGATAAACTTCCAGAGATTAGCAAGCCAAACCCAAAGCGTACTCGTCGTTATCTAATCGGTGATTCTATTGAAGGTTGGGCTGATGCTGTCAAGATGCTTATCCTTTCTTATTTTAATGGAACCTCCAAACTACGTTTCGATTTCTCGGACATTAGACCCAAGGGAAGTCGTTTAGTAACATCCGGTGGTAAGGCTCCCGGTCCACAACCTCTCAAGGAGTGTCTTGTCAAGGTTGAAGGTCTACTAGAACGCAAGGAGAATGGAGATAAACTAACTCCTATTGAAGTTCACGACATTGTTTGTCACATTGCTGATGCTGTTTTGGCCGGTGGTATTCGTCGTGCTGCTCTTATCTCTCTTTTCTCCGCAGACGATGATGAAATGATTGCTGCTAAGTCAGGAAACTGGTGGGAGACTGACCCGCAGCGTGGTCGTGCCAATAACTCTGTTGTTCTAATGCGCCATAAGGTCACAAAGGAGTTCTTTATGGACCTTTGGGACCGTGTAAAAGCCTCTGGTGCTGGTGAGCCCGGCTTCTACTTTACTTATGACAAGGACTGGGGAACTAATCCTTGTTGTGAAATCGCACTTCGCCCTTATCAGTTCTGTAATCTGACCGAGGTCAATGTTTCTGACGTTGAAAGCCAAGAAGACCTTGAAGCCCGTGTCCGTGCCGCTGCTTTCATTGGCACACTTCAAGCCTCCTATACAGACTTCCACTATCTCCGTCCAGTTTGGAAGCGTAATACCGAAAAAGACGCACTTATTGGTGTTTCAATGACTGGTATTGCTTCTGGTAAGGTTCTTAGCCTTGACATGGTAGCAGCAGCAGAAGTTGTTAAGCAAGAGAACGCAAGGGTTGCCACACTTATCGGTATTGAGCCAGCAGCACGCACAACTT